TTATCCGTCATTATTTGTCTAATCCGGTGACAGTCAAAATACTAGCTATTAGAATATCTAACGGGCCAGTTGTTTCTGATGTTTTGCCAGTTTCAATTAAATCTCCGACATCCTTTTTAGTATTAGCCACAAAGCCTACTGCATAATCTCCAACTGCTAACCAAGAACCTAACATAACGCCTTTTGGCAGGTTAAGATCTAGTGTCGGTATTGTTTCAGCTCCAACTAGTGTTAAAGATAAGTTTTGTAATGTCGGAGAGAATCGACTAGTTATAGCCCATAAAGCTCCCATAATATAATCTTGATAACCTGTTAGGAAATTGACAAGTGCTACAGAGTCTATTGACTCCATAATATTGTCTTGTTTATTTCGCTTACTGTATAACCAAGTAGCTAAAGGAATAAGTAACAATGGCCATAAAGATTTAACTTTATCAGCTTGCTCTTTATCTTTTACTTTCTCTTCTTCTGTCCTTGTATCAGGTAAAACTCCATATTTTAAGAATGTTTCTTTGGCAGTTGGCCCTATGAAATCTTCAAATGTAAACTTAGACCAGTCGGGAGGGGTGTATGTTCCACCAAACTCTTCAGCCATTGATCAGACGACTCTTAAATATGCAAATTGTACGTCGGCTTCAGAACCGCTATTGTTTGTAAGCTTAAATTGTAAACTCTTTTGCTGATTAACAGCATTCTTAATACTAAATATATTCCAAACATCTGCTATCATTACTTCACTAGCATCTTTAAGAATATCATCTATAGACTTTGGAACTAGTGAAGTAGTTCCCCTCAAATCTTGACCCGTTGCCAAATCACTTAAGTTAGCAAAGGGATTTGTTCCCATTACAGCAGTAATAGCAATGGCACCCGCTTCAGTGGACTTAATAGCAATAAAGAGATCGTTAAAACCTGTCATATCAATCCCTCCGGATTGAGGACTTAAGACAGTACCAGTATTAGGTACTGCTTCATGGACAGCATCTAAAGCAAAAAAATCATCTGTAACAGTAACACCTTTCCACAAACCCGTTAATGAATCAATAACTCCAGTGGTTATTGTCGCATTAACGTTCTGATCAATGTTAACATGATCATTAACTGCCGTTGTTGGTAATCCTTCCTTGTAGGTTTTACTCCAAGGGGAGTTTGAACGTCTTGCCAAATTATTCGAACTGAGCCGTAACGACAGCCGAAATCGTGGCGTTATCGGTCGTAGCTATTGAAAATTCACAAGAATTTCCCGCTTGTACTGATAGATTAGTATCGTATGTTATTGCATCCATTGCGACAGCACCATAGGAAGGTGAACCTGCAAAGATAGCATCGCCATCTTGCATACAGTTGCCACTTACTTTTACAAGTGGTACAAACTCTTCTGCTCCGTCTGCGGTTACTGAAATTGTTAATTGACGTATAGCCGATACGTTTGTCGGTACGGTAAAACTGGAACTAACACTAGCCGTTCCAATATTATCCATTGCCTGAAAGGCACCCGTTGCGCTTAATTGTGTTTCACTTCTACTGATTACGATTGACATTGTTGTTTATCCTATACTTTAAAGTCTAAAGTATAACTTTGACCCTCCAAGTTTTAATTGAGGGAATTGTCTACGTGCAAATGCACCTGCTACTGCAATTAATGAAGATCCGATTAAGACCTTTCGACCTGTATCAGAACCAATAAGATCAATAGCATTACCTGATAAAGTATTGAATGCTTGCCCTAGTTCTCCGTCGGTGACATCTTTTAGGACACCATCTAGTTGCTTAGTTCCACTTTTGTTGGTTCTACTGTTTAGGTATGAGGCTATAGCTAGACCCGATGCCATACCAGTTACAGACGGGTGGGGTATTGTTCTCTTCATTTTTCTTGCTCCTATTTTAGGTAAGCGGGGGACGCCTCGCTTTTTGGTGGAACGGGACGGTCGTCGCGGTTGTCTAGATGCTCTAGACTTTTTTGCTTTGGTTGAAGCTACATAAGACTTGCGTGAGATCAACTTACCATCGCGAAAATACATTTTGCGACCGTTGACACCTTTTCGAGTGTAAAGCTTCCGACCCGTTGCCATTAAACAATAAAGCACAATCCATTATATAACTCTTTTTACTATCCAAATCACTTATTTACCCATTCCACACTCTTGTCTTATGCGTGATGACTTATTGACTAGCTACCGTAAGGTGGCAAGCTTTGCACTATGGGACGGTGAAGACGCTGTCCTAAGATTTGTTGGTGGAGTAGATCCTAACTTCAAAAAGACAGATAGTAAAGGGAATGAACATACATACCTAGGTATTAGCGTTCATTTACTAAAACACTCAAACGAAAACTACAAACATCAAGAGGGTAGTGACACTGTATTTAGAGTAGGCTTAGAAAGCACTTTAGCACAATGGATTGCAGACGGGGGTATAAAAGACAAACAATTTGATATTATCTATAAAGTAGATATGCGTAAATCATCAGGTTATGGTCTAAGAATTGAAGGGAGGGATAAATGAGTATTGAACTGAAAGGCGGAGATCGTAAGTGGCACACGTTTTCTAGTGTTGACATTTACCGTAAGCATAAATCAGATGTTGATCTATCAGAAACTGTATGTATGTTGTTAGCTTCAATAGGCAATGAACTAGAGAACATCAGAGAACTCATAGAACCTGAGTTAAAGGATTAGGTAGAGTAGAGTGTGGGAAAGGTGTTTAGGGTGGCTTACTTTTGCGTTAAAGCGCATTATTTGCGTATTCCTAGACCCTTTTCTAACGTCCGTTTTGCGTTCTTGTCCGTTTTGGTTGCGTTTTCAATGATCGGCAAGAATTTCGTGGCCATCGCTTGAACATACCATGGTTGACCACTTAAATCTTGAGCCATTGAAGAAAGCATAGATAATTTTGAACCCTCTTCTGTTTTCCCGATCTCTTTTACAGCATTCCCCATTGCACCACTCCAAAATTTTTGTAAACTTTCACGTGCTCTAGGTAACATAAATTCTTCGAAGTCATGTAATGCTTGTTCTCTTATTGATTTTACAATAACTCCCATTGATAAAAGTAAAGTATCATCTGAGTCTTCACTTCTTAACCATTCTTCAATTCTGACTTGCGTCCTATAAGGGATCCAAAACGTATAAATTACAAAATATAAAAAAAACGAAATTAACCAAATAAGATAAAAAGTATTATCCGTCATTATTTGTCTAATCCGGTGACAGTCAAAATACTAGCTATTAGAATATCTAACGGGCCAGTTGTTTCTGATGTTTTGCCAGTTTCAATTAAATCTCCGACATCCTTTTTAGTATTAGCCACAAAGCCTACTGCAT